GCATTGTGAAAAACTTTATCTGCAGGAGATTGACAAACATCCGTAAACCATTGAATTACCTTACTTTTTTCAAGGTTACCCCCTCCTTCATGATCGAACGGAAAGTATCCTGCGTAGCCATCAACAGCTACAGAAATTCCTACAACTTTTCCATTACCAATAACAGAACCGGATCCTTTAGATTTTAAATCGGGATCATAGGTTTCTAAATCTATGGCAATTGTATCTGCTTGTCTTAGGTCTGGAAATTCTTCGGGCTTCACCCATTCAGTTTGTGCTTCAATCATCTATTTTATAGAACGTATATTTTAATGTAAGTTCTTCTCCTTCTTTAATGTCTTTGATTGTTATTAAGTTCCATTTATTAAAAATGTAACCTGGTTGTTTATCTTCATTTCTAAATTTAAGTTTCACTTTCTCACAATTCGGGTCATCACTATGATTCAGAAAACCCCCTAACGGCGTTCGAATAAGATTTTTTCCAAATTGTAAATGAGTCATACCCAAGTTTGTTGCCACCGGAAGAGTCTCTTTAGCAAAGACTCCAATGTCATGGATATCAGAAAATCCTAGCCGTAATTCTTTGGGTAAAGGTTTATACATCGGAGTAATCTCTTTCAATAATCATTTCAATAAAGTGAATTGCTTTTTTTAAATCTTCCTTTCCTCCTTTATCTTGGTGTCTCAAGATATATTTAATAACACTTCCTTCTGGATAAAGCAACTTGTTCTCGACCACAAACTTGCTTGGCTGAATTTTATATTTGATATAATGGTTTCCCCCTATCTGTTTTTTCCATACACTCATATTTTAAATTCTTTCATTTTGTTTTTACATTTTATTAAAAATAAATTTTCTATGGTTCGCGTGATTCCCACATACCAAACTCTAAATTCTTCTTCTTGTTTTGCTTGAGATTTCTTAGAACCTTTGATAGTATTCGCCGTTTGATTTAAAAATAAAACAACATTAGTTGCTTCACCTCCTTTAGCTCCATGAATCGTAGATACTTTTATTCGAGGGGGTTTAGATAAATCTTCTCCATTTAGTAACATCGCTTTCATGTATTGTCGTTTAGGCAGTGCAACATTTTTAAATGCTTCATCCCAACTAAGATGAATATTAAAATTTTTTTCCCCTGTAAGTTCTTCAAGTCTTTGTCTTTTTATATCCGGAGGTGTTGCGCCTTGTATCAGTTCCTCCCAAGTTTGAATGTCTTCATATAAAGTTTTTCCGATACTATTTCCTTCCACCGTATTAAAATATAATCCTTTTCTTTTTAGAAATGGAGGGATGGGTTTCCATAATGATTTAGTTCGGGTTAAAATTAACCAGTTTCCTTTAGTTAGATCAACATCATTTAGCTTGTATCGTTGATAAATATTTCCTTTGGTGTCTTTCGGTAAATAATCTTTGGATATTCTATTAAAATAAATTCGTTGAATAGTATTTAAAGCTGTTTGCTGAATTAAACGAGGCACTCTTTCCGATTGTCTTAATAAAATTTCTCTGGATTTCCATTTAATAAAAGAATTGACATCAGCACCTGCCCATCCAAAGATAGCCTGGTCATCATCACCCGCTATCCATACATCACATTGAGTTTCTTCTTCAATTTTTTTAATCATCGACCATTGAATTAAAGATAGATCTTGGGCTTCATCCACAAATATAACTTTAAATGGAGGGGACTTTCCTTTGTCTAAAAATTTTTGAAGCATGTCCGTGAAATCAATGAGACCATACGCCTGTTTATAATTATTTATTTCTTTTTCAATGGCTAGAAGTTTTTCTCTGGTGATCCAAGTTAAGTGTTCATTTAAAGCAAATTGTTTTTCTGTAGAAATTTGTTTGACTCTGGCTACGTTAATTAAACTTAGATATTCACTGTTTGATGAAAAGATTCCATTGAAGTTATTAGTCTCATAAGCTGCATATTTAATTTGAATACCACATGTTTCACCAATGGCTTTATAGTTTCCTTCTTGCATAACGTTTTCTTCTTTTAATCCAAGATTATTAAAAGCTAAGGAGTGGAGAGTTTGAAAATATTTTATATCTTTTTTAGTTAAATGTTCATTCTTGGCTAGGAATCGATCTCTAGCTTCGCCTGCCGCTTTACGGGTGAACGCAAAATATCCTATTTGATCTAATGGCGTGCCTTGTTGAACATATCGGTGTACTTCATTCAATAGTCGTCTAGTTTTTCCAGTACCGGGTGGTCCTACTACTTTATAGCGCATTAATAATTAGTTTTTTTCCTTTCTACAGGTTTGTGTTCTATTTTATCTATATGTAGTTGTTTAACTTTACATACTTTTAAAGTTTTTCCATCCACATTGAACGAGTGATCAAATTCTACAAAACATTTGTCTTTTAATTTCTGTGCAATTTTTTCTTCCGGAATCTTCCATCCATTACCTAGATGTTCAATAAAAGAATTAAATCTAAAGTAATGAAAACCCTCTTCGGTAAGACAGGATCCAAGGTTAATTTGACTTCTTTGTTGGGCCGGTGGACCATTAATACAAAACTGAAATAATTCTTCTTCTAGTCTATCGTCAATTTGAGTTCCTTTAGGTGGTGTAATCTTTTGGATATTTTTACTCCATTCATTAAGTTTGGCGTCAAATACTTTTGGTTTTAAAGTGTCAAATTTAATAAATGTCTGAGACCATATTAACCTTAAAAGTTCGGTCTGCATTGTCATTGATTTAAGATTAGGAATTACAACTCCAACGTTATCGTCATTAGGCATAACAACATTGAATCTATATTCAGGTTCTACGTATTGTATTACTTGAAAATCTGTGATTTCAGGAAAAGTACTATTTTTATCGGACTTAACTCCGAACGGTCTTTTGTAACAAAGACTTCGCATACATTTATCTCTAATTGGATCTTCATAACAGGTATGTCCTGCTGTATCTCCTCTCCATGCTTTTATTTTAGAGTCTAGTTTTGCTTTATCCCAAGGATCTGCTAAATAATTATAGTTTGCTTTTGAAACTTGATCAGGCCATTTGTCTTTATATTTCTTTTTAGCAAAGACCATGTAGTTATACATAAACCTATCTCTGCCATCATCTAGTTTAGATAGAGAACATCGTGCTAGACATGGAGGACCATCTTCAAATTCACGATCGGTGCCAACTAATATATTTTTGTGAGCTTCTTCTACATGTTTAGTTAAAGTTTCATTGTCTACTTTAGATTCGTTGGCAAATTTTATAAATTCTTCAATTGATAGTTTAGAATTATTCTTGTTTATGGCATATCTATTCGATCCACCATTATTATAGTAGGGTAGGTTAATAAAGTTACCTGGTTTTATATCTCCTTTATCGTCTTTCTGTAATTCTTTCTGTTTAGGAAAAACCTCAGTGGCTGGTTTTAATCCTAGAGGAAGCAGAAACGCTTTTAAAGCCTCTATTAAATCAATAGTTGGAATGGGTTCTTTTAAAAATACATAACAATGTAAACCGCCGCTTTTAGATAAAATTGGGACGATTGGAAGTTTGTGTTGTTGAATTAAAGCTAAATACGTTTCTATTTTAAATGTACCATAGTCAGGTGGATCAACATCAATACACCCAAATTGAGTAGTCCCATCAATTCGACAGGGTTGAATTCCAATTGATTTTTTCCCTGCTAAATGATCCAAATAATCTTTATCTGTAATCGGGCAACCTGCCCATTCATAATTTGGTTTAATTTTATTTTTGTCGGAGTCTATTGAAGGGTTGGACATGTCCGCCATACCAAAATCACCTTCATATCCTTTAAATAATTCTATAAATTCTTTTTCCATAACGATCCCTAGTTTCGGGCGGGTTAAGTCTCCCGCTCCCGCCCTATTTTCCTCCGAAGAAAAAACTAGTAATTAGATTTTTCTTTTTCTGTGCCTACAGCAGCGTTACTTTTCTTCAAAGCGCTATGGAATTCTCTAGCCATCTGATAGATGGAAGCATTATCCACTTTTCTTAACAAAGATACTCTGTATCCGTGCCAAGTAAAACTACCCGAGTTTTCAACTGAATTTAATTTATAAATTCTAGAAAACATGGGTGCAGGAACGTTCTTATTTGTTTTAGGATCAGACTCAAATTGATCTTGCATCAAAGAGTTCCACCCTCGACTCACTTTAAGCTGTGTTGATTTCATAGCCATTAAAGCTTTCTCGGGTTTATCACCACTGATGATTACAAAGTGATTAGCTGTCTTGATAATTTCATTTCCGTTTTCTAAAACATCTTTTCCTTTGTCGTTCTTTTTAGTTTTAGCTAAAACTTCAGGACCTCTATCCGGACTCACAGGTCTACCTTCCTTTCTTTCGAAAGGTGCCCATTCTGGAAATGTTAATTTGTAGAAACAAGGTATTACTTCAATACCTTTTTCTCCATTATACAGTTTTTTTGTAACTGTATTATAAAACATTCCAGCTTCTGCTCCTTCAACATAGTTCGCATGTTTCTTTTTAGTTTCATCCGAACCGGTTTGTAATAACTTAAGAAATGGTAAAGCCAAATCGGCTTTATCTATATTCTCAAGTCCTGCTCCAGCATCGCTTATAAAGTCGATTTTCGCTGGTAAGTTACCTTCTTTTTTTACAGTAACGTCTCTTGTCGCTTGTTGCATGTTATTTGCTCCTTGTTATTTTTGTTCTGTTTCCCTTGAACAGGTTAAAATGTTCAGAAGGCAAGTCTTGTTTTGCTTCAACTCGCTCTCTGTACAGTGCTTTAAGAGTCATCGGTTCAACTTTCAGTTTTTGTGAAGGTTGGTATCCGTTGCTCTCTGCCAGGCTCGTGTATTCATTCGCCTTGGCATCTTCGCCACGACCAAAGGAAACAGTAATCTCATTCTTAATAAGATCACCTAGGTCGTTATCTCGAAGCCATTGATACGCGCGTTCCTTGTTTGCTACAGGAATCGTAGCGCTATAAATCTCTTTTACTTCGATGGCAGAACCATCTTGAAGCTTAAGAGTTTTTAGTTTCATTGAATCCATAATTTCAGGAATTACTTCTGAAGAAATTTTATCAGCTCTCTCTTTCTTTTGTTTTAAAAGAGTTTCTTCTTTGATTATTTCTCCTTCTAATTTCTGAAGATGGATTACGTAGTTAGAAAGACTTCTAACATTTTCTATTTCGTCTACTTGTTGAGGTGCATCCTCGACAAACATTGTTTGTAGGTTTTCATTACTCATCTATTTCTCCTTTCTCGTATAGATTGATTTTAATTGGATAGTACATTTTTTCTTGTCTGTCCCATTTTAACAAATTGTATTTACCATTTGTCATATCGGATACCACAGAACAAGCAACACCAATGATCGCCGGGTCGCCGGTCAGAAGTAAATAATCATCTCGCGTAAAATTTTTTAATTTAGTACGCAAAGAAAAAATAATAGGACCAGGACTAAAAATAATTTGAGAGTCCTCTCTTAATAAGACTTTTATTTCGCCATATTTTTGAGCTCCCATAATATTAATCTTAGGCCTACCTTCTTTGGTGCCTGGGATTTCTTGGATCACATATACTATCGCTTTGTCTTTCATGCTTGACAATATAGAGGTCCATGTTTATATTGTCAACCAGAAAGTAGAAGATGGATTATAAATTTAAGACACCGCCCTACGCACATCAAACGACTGCGTTGGAAAAATCGTGGAATAAAAAAGTATTTGCATACTTTATGGAAATGGGAACCGGTAAAACTAAGGTTGCCATTGATAATATTGCTATGCTTTATGATAATGGTAAGATTAACGGGGCACTCATTATAGCTCCTAAAGGGGTCTATAAAAACTGGTACTCTCAAGAAATACCTATCCATTTAGCTGATCACATCAAACCGACAACGGTTTTATGGCAGGCGATGATCAATCAAAAACAACAGAAATTATTAAACACNTTATTTGAAACAGGTCATGATCTTCATATATTAATTATGAATGTAGAAGCCTTTAGTACCAAGAAAGGTGTTGATTTTGCAGCGAGATTTTTAAATTCCCATAATACTTATATGGTTATTGATGAGTCTACGA